AGGCATTATTAGAAATCCATGTGCCTGTGGTATCAGTGACTAAAGAATTAGGTTTGAATAAATAATGCAGTTCAACATTATAATCTGCATCTGGCACAGGGCTTACAATCAAAGTAGATCCATTATTACTAGCTGTTGATAATTCTTTATCAAAATCTGCATAGTACAGGGGCTGACCTCTAGCTGTTGTATCCGTGGGATCTACTGAAAACTCACGCATAAAAGTAGGATGTTTTTTATCTAAGTATTTGTAATCTCCATTACCATCTATAACTGCTAACGAAAAACTCATCTGAAAGTCAGAAGGAGCTGTTAAATAAGTATTGCCTGTTGTTAAATTACCTGTAACATTTTTTCTAAAAAAATCAAACTGTATTAATTCAAATATTCTTTCTTCTGCGTTTTTAATAAAATCGTCTAACGTATTAACAAATGTAGTTTCACTATTTTCTACATAATTTTGTATTAATGTTTTAAGTTCAGATAACGTCATGTAACTATTGTAACCTCGCCAACATTAGCTGTCATCTCGCTTACTGTAAAGTTTGTAGGTAAGGTAGACGTATTTAAGTAATCTGGTCTAAAAATATTAGACTGCACAACTACAACAAAACCCTCTCCCTCTTCATGATCATTATTTGGTCTTGGTCTGTATAGTGCCTCTGGGTCTGCTGTCGCAGTTAATGGCTCTAATTGTGGGTGTTTTGGCTCATAACAGTCAGGACAAACTTTTGCACCATTCCATTCTTCACGTAATTCACTTAGTTTATATTCAAATGCACATCTATCGCATAAACCTTTTGCAAATTTACCTAGTGCATATGCCATTAATTCATCCTTATATCAGGTCTTACTCTAAATGAAGCTCTATCTTCATCCTGGTCTGCAGCCCTTCTAAACTCTTCTTCATACAAAGCTTTTAATTGTGGTGTAAGTTGTGGATTCTTTTTTTGTGATAAATAATAAGCAAGACCAGCAACAAAACAAGGATAAAACCTGAATGGCATATCCATGGTATTAGTGCCTTTATCTGCATCATCCATTCTAACGAGTTTATTAAATACTAATATGTCTGTACTGTTTTCGGGTGCAGGCCATATTTTAAGTGATGGTGTTGATAGTTTGTCAAAGAAAAACTGTGAGGGTCGTGCTTTTGTCGTTTTGTTTGGTATGTTTAAATATTCAGATCTGCTTACACGATTCATACTAATATCTGTTTGTGTTTGATTAATTGTTCTACGTAGAACAACATCTAATACATCTATGACGTTTGAATTTAAAGAATAATCTGTTGTACCCTCTGTAACAGTTTGTGTGGCTTGTTCAATAGTCCACTGATTTAAACCTCTATTAGCCCATTCAGCTAACATTAAATTGACACTTCTTATGGCTGTTTTAAGATCATAACCTGTTCTTAATTCAGCACCACATCTTTCATAAGCCTCTTCAATAAACTCTGTTACATTTGGTTCAAAATTAGTGCTACCAGATAATGCCATTATTTATACCTATCTTCCTGATTATATAAATTATCAAATGTTACATTTGAATCCATATAACTGTCATGTTTTTCTGCTGAATGAATCCACTGACTTGGTGAAAAGTCTGGTGGACCTTCACCTACACGCCATAAAGCAGGGTTTGTTGCTCTAACTCTGTTATTAGGTAAAGCTACAAAATTACCAGTGTATTCTCCAGCGTCAGTTAAGTATAGCACATGACTTTGTTTATGTTGTGCAGAATCATCGGCAATAGAGTGTTCTGTATAATCTACAGTAAACATATAAGTACCTGTATGAAACTCACCGTCTATTTTACATATCCAGGGTGATGAGCTTACTCTATCCAAAACCACCACTGAATGATGATGCGATAAGCAGTCCCAGGGTTGTGCTAAATGATCTTCCATAGGTGTAGGCCACTCTTCTAAAGGAACATCAGCTATTAATGCTTGTATTGGCATCCTTGCCCACATGGCACCACCATGTATATTTTCATCTGGATTGCCCTCCAAATCTGTTTCACATCCTGTGAATACAACCTGAAAAGATAAAGATCTATCTGGTATAGTGTTTACTGCAAAAGCTAATGCATGCAAATACTCACCGTGATATTTTTGATGATTAGCTGTAAATTCTTTTCTTACCCAGCATTTAAACTGTGGTATGTTTGATATTAAATACGACAAAGTAACCCCCTTTATCTTAAAATGTTAATTAAGCACCGCCTTTTGACATATATTTACTAGCCTTACCCCCTTTAGCCATATATTTAGAAGCTTTGCCACCCTTAGCCATGTATTTAGATGCTTTACCACCTTTTGCCATGTACTTAGACGCTTTGCCTCCTTTTGCCATGTATTTTGATGCCTTTCCGCCTTTAGCCATATACTTAGAGGCTTTACCGCCTTTTGCCATATATTTTGTTTTTTTAGCAGGTCCGCCAGTAGCGTAATATTTAGTTCTTTTAAACATAATTAATCCTTTTTCTTAGGTCTGCCTTTTTTAGCAGGTGTTTTCTTTTTTGCAGGAGCTTTTTTCTTTGGCATATTAAGATAAATACGCTCATCGGATACTGGCTCTTCTGGTCTAACTTTTGCATCAAGTCTTGCTTGTTGTTTTGGATCTATAGATTTTTTCTTTGGCATAATATCTCCTAACTTATTGTTGTTACCTTTCTTCGGTTATTCATTACAGCTCCACAACCTTTAGCTATAAAACCACCTTTTTTCTTTTTTATTCGGTTTTGCTTTGCCATAGCCCTTTCTATAGCCATGCCTCTTTTTTTCTCATAAGATGATAGCTTACCATCTTTATTTAAATCTGCTTTTTCTTTGTTTTTAATCATTATTCCTCCTGTTTTCACAGACACTCTAGCTTTTTTTGTATTAGCCACTACTGTTTTACCTTTAGCACCAGCTCGTTTCTTTTTTCTCGCTGTGGTTGCTCTCTCTGATTTAGATAAACTTCTTGCTTTAGCTGCTGGTAAACATCTATCTGGATTTTTTTTATCCTTACTTGTACCACAAGGTCCTTTAATAGATCCGTCTGTACCTATTCTCACCCAGTTTTGTTTTCTCCACTCTGCTAACTGACCCATTATCTTAATCTTTCTTTCATAACTATACCCTGTCCTCGAATAGAAACAAAACCACCTGTGGCTTTTTTCTTTCTTTTCTTACTTCCTTTAGCGTAGTTTGGGTCTTTACAATATTTTGATGCAGCCATATTTGCATATGCTGAAGGATATGTATCAAAAGTACGCTTTGCCCATGCTTTTCCTTCTGGACAAATTTTGCCACCGCTTTTTACCTTACCGCCTTTTTTCATTTTTATAGACTGTAAAGTTTTTGCTTGTTTAGCGTGCGTTTTACTTGCTTTCTGCAAGCCTTTGATAACTTTATTTAATTTCTTTTTTGCCATTATTTTATTCTACCATGTTTTCTTCTAATCGCATCTTTGCCTCTTCTAAATATTTCTGCTTGCCTAGGCTTGCCTCCATACTTAGATCTTTGTTCACCAACTGTTAGTATTTGAATTAATCTAGCAAATGGTTTTTTTGTTTTTTTTACTTTTGCAACTGTATCTCTAGCATCTTGTACTGTTGCATATTTTATTGAAACTGTGTCTTTTGGATTTTCATCGGTATATAACCTTCGACTTGAACCTTTTGGTTTTTTACCTGTGCCTACTTTTGGATCTGATTTAGCCATTTAACACTTCCATCTTCTTCTAGCTTGTCTTATTCTTGAATTAGGATTATTTCTTGTTTTTGCAGAACTTTTCTTTAACTGACCTAGTGATCTAGCACAAAAAGATTTACGTCTTTTTGCAGCTTTACTACCTTTTTTAACTTTACCAGTAACTGCACCTTTTAATTTTGAGCCTGGATTGGCTTTACGATAGGCTTTTATGCCTTTGCGGGTCATTCCCGCCCCTTTTTTAGTGGGGCGGTAATTACCACCTTTTCCTACTGTTCTGCGTACTTGTTTTGCTCGCTTCCTAGTAGCCATTTATTAATAGTTTTTATTTAAAACTAATATAATGGAATAAGCGTCACCACTTGAGTGACCAACAGTTGTAAAGTCTATATCTCCAGTTACGCCTGAACCAGCATTATTAGGTATGCCAGAAAATAAATCATAATATTCATCTCCTGTACTATCTGCTGGTAATGGAATAGCTAAAACATTAGTAGTAGCATCAA